CAATGAGATTAAATAGGAATGTAAAGACCTCCTTGGTCTCCTTGAAAGGGTCCATAATAGTGTATATTTAGTGAGTAAAATTTTAAATATATAAGAATTACCAACATGCACAACATGTTGATAGCTAAATGCTTACATTATGACCACCCATTTTACAATGGCGAAAGAACAAATTGCTGAATTGTACAATGGACAAGCTTTGTAATACTGCCAGACAGGTCTAAAAACTCCACACTATCCACTACTACCTGATACTTCACATCCTTATCATTGGGGTCAGTTAGTGTGAGATTTAGTGCAGGAAAGGGAAAGGTTGGCTCTGACGTTTCAATAGTAGCTGTATTGCCAATCCTGTAGACCGTACTAACTGGCTCTGTGAACATCTCGATAGAGCCATCTTCGTTAAATCTTATCCCTTGGGCACTCGCTTGATCGTTATTCAGAAACGCAATAAGTCCGACGAGACCAATGACAATAAACCATACAATTAATCTTTTCATTTGTCGATTTTTAATCTTGAATTAATAATTTCCTTAACCCTCTCAGCGATATTAATACCTGTCACTTTGCCTATATTCTCAAGGTTACTTATGAACTCAGTAGCGCATATATAAAACGACACAACATAGACGAGTTGAGGCACACTAAATACATGCTCCATCCCCTTAGATAAAAGGATAGCGATGCAGTACATGACAAACTTTGAAACGGTTCTTCTCATACCCTTACTGTTAATCTTTTCGCCAGCATTCTTTGCAGCAGTTACACCCGTGAAAAAATCACACAAAACCAGTAAAAACACTAGTATCAAGAATGGACATACCTCAATGAGCATATCACCCCAAAATCCGCCTATTAACCCAGCGACAACCTTCAATACATTTTCGTAAATCCCCCTCATTTGCTTAATTACTTTTTTAATGTAAATCCACCCATGAGCCATTGGCACAACCTCTAAATGTGTGAGTGCCAGAGCTGTAATAAATTCTCCCATTCTGACAAACGGGAGTCCCCGTAGGCTCAAGCCTAACCCATCTTGAAATAGTCTCGTCATTGACCTCTATAGAATTGCCTACGACGACGTTACCTCCAAGAGCAATGCCTGGATTTGTTAAAAATGATCCTACTATTGGCACCCCTTTTGGTGCGAACTGTAAAGAGGTGTTTTGCTGTCGTATAAAAGGGGCTACGGGATGGGAGCTATTTACCGCCCATTGATCGAACTTGGATAAATTAATTGAGTGCGTAGGTCCTGCCGAGGATAGGGATAAATTTAGATTATTACCTACCAAGGAAGCTATATCTAAATCTTGTAGCTCATTTGTAACGCTGTTTTCCAAATCCCCTACATTTAGAGTAACTGAGTTACCCCCTGATATGCTTAATGTTCTATTTGCGCCTGACGAATTTACGCTTAAGGTTTGATCGTCGCTTGCTGGGTCGCCAGCTGGCCCCGTAGCTCCCGTAGCTCCCGTAGCTCCGTCATCACCTCTTATATTTCCTCTGAATGTCCAAAAATTAGATGACGTTTTTCTATATACATCGCCATTACCGACTGTAGATGACCTATTCAAATAAAAATCACCTACACTTCCTATACTGCTTGCGGGACTACCTACTGCTGTATGCCACACAGAACCGTCTAAACCCGGTGCTCCTGTAGCACCTGTAGCGCCTTGGTTTCCTTGTGGGCCGATTGGTCCTGTTGCTCCTGTGTTTCCAGTAGCGCCTTGCTGCCCTTGGATGCCCTGCTGGCCTTGCTGGCCTTGTGGTCCGATCGGTCCTTCTGGCCCTTCTGGTCCTTCTGGCCCTTGAACGCCTTGCTGACCTTGAGCGCCTGAATCGCCGTGTGGCCCTTGAACTCCTTGAGCACCCTCATCGCCTTGTGGCCCTTGCAGAGCAACAATCTCTACCCAATTCGCTGGATCAGCAAGAGGCGGTGTTGCGCTGGAATGATTGGTCGTTGCTTTCAGAAGAAAAGGCGCTAATACATTTTGAGCATTGATTGAGAATACATAGTCATTAGGCTCATAAGTTTGCCCTGCCGACCAATCTCCTTTATTCGTGAAACCTGCGCCTTCATCACCACTTGGCCCGACTGGCCCGATCAATCCCTGTATTCCTTGTATTCCTTGAGGGCCAATATCTCCCTCTGGGCCGATTGGTCCGACTGGCCCGACTGGTCCGACTGGCCCTTGGTTTCCTTGATCCCCTTTCACTCCTTGTTGACCTTGTGGACCCTCTGGCCCAATAGGACCAACAGGCCCAACAGGCCCGATAGGCCCAATCGGCCCGATAGGTCCAACAGGCCCGACAACGGTGCTTACCTCGACCTCTATAGTCTTATCAACAGGCAAGCCGTTTACCGTTCCTTGCCCATTTGCACTCAAGGCTAATATGATTAAAATGTATGCTAATAAATTCTTCATTACCATTGCTTTATTGAGGTTGTGATAAATCCATATAACAGCTCTTGATTTGCTGTTGCTTGTGTTGTTGTGTTAGGGTCGCCAAGCGTGTTACGGTATCCTACTCCTGATGACGAATTTCTACTGACCCCGAACCCTCCAACTGGTAGAACGCCTAACCTACCAGATATCACGGTCTTCTCTGTGGACTGCTTGCGCACCCAATAGGTTCTGATTGCAGATGGTGCCGATATGACATCTTGTGGCACATCAGTTAGCACGAATGGAGCAATCTCTTTTCTGACTCGTAGATCACCTCCGCCAGAAACCGCTCGTATGGTCATTGCTATTATATAATCACCCGATGGGTAAAAGTGATTATTAGTAAAGGTTATAGATCCCCCTATGCTGCCGTTTCCAGTGTTACAGCACCCTTGCGATGTGATGTCTGAAAGATTATTTTCTATATCATTATACTCGCTCTGCTCAACTTGCACCCATTCGTCTTGATTGGCATTATCATAATCCGTTAAGCTGGCGCTCAATTGTTGTCTTACTTGATCGTTATCCCCATTGATTGAGAACATGAATTGCGCTTGAACACCCCAAACACAAACAAGGAAAAATGCAATTGCGGCTAATCTCATTATCTCAGATTTATTGTACAGGATAGACCAGTTAACGTACCTGTAGTGTTGGATGCTTCTATATGAAAACTTGTTTCGCTCCCTACTAATGGCGCAACTCCATTCACAGCGTATACTTGTGACGAAGCGCCTTGCGCTGTTATGGATGAGATCAAAACCTCCGCATCGTCTGTATGCTGGTATATGTCGATATCAACCGTTCCTACTCCCGAATACCCATCGCAATAGATAGTATTAGGTTTCAACCCATAAGACGAAACCCCTGCTGTCATCAATCCAAATAAACCATCACTGACATCTGTATTCATGTCAGCTATGACCATGCCTATTTCGGAGCCTACATTAATAGTGGTTTCAGGTAGCACTTCTCCTATATTCCAAGCATACCAAGCCCCTCTGTCATCACCACCATTGTCGAAATTTGTAGAGCCAGCATAGATAATAGTGCCATCATCATTGGTTGCCACGCCAAAACCTAATCTGTCATTATTGTTCGGATTACTTGCTGTGATTGGCCCTCTTGTTTGCTCATATTGCGTACCATTTTTCTCGAATAGATAAATAGCTCCTTGATTTGGCTGTTCGCCATCCCATAGGTATGACGAAGCAATTAGCTTATTTCCGTCCTTAGATAGGTCTGCTGAAATACCAAAATTATCGCTCACGCCTACATCGTTTGGTACAATTACTTGTCCTTCAATCCATGCTACCCCATCCCATTCAACCATAACAATACCGCCCGAACCACCTATGCCATCATGGTCATAACCGAAGCCGCCTATAGCTAAGACATTACCATCATGGTCCAGACTTACTTCACGACCGAAATAATCATTTAGTGACGTCGCAACCGACAACACTATTGGATCTCCTCTCTGCACCCAATTGTCCCCAGACCAATCATATATATAAGTTGCACCTACATTTGTAGTCCCATCTGCGTCCCATTGAAACGCCCCGATCGCTAATACTAACCCGTCGCCGCTTATTGATACAGATGATCCGAATCTATCTGCTGATCCAGCATCAGACGGGCTATCTATTCGTGTCTCATTCCAATCGACTCCGTCATACCGATACACATAAGCCGCTCCTGAATTAGTCCCTCCAGTTCCTCCGTCCCAATTGTAAGAACCCACTGCCACAATTGTTCCATCCCCATTTATTGCAACGTCTTCTCCATATATGTCACCGTTTCCTATGTCTGAAGATTGCAGTTCATCACGAAATACATACTCACCGTTAGCATAATCATAAATAAATGCCTTGCCTCGGTTGGTTCCGCCTGTATCATCTCCGTAACTACTGGTTATCATAACAGAACCGTCATAGCTCACCGCCAAACTTGCCCCAAAAAAATCGTTATTATTCGGTGTTACTTGGTCTACGACTGGGCCTAAGAATTGCTTGACAGTATCTATTTCATCCCCTCCCACTTCTGACGGGTCAACCTCAATGACATTACCATATACATCAACAGCTAAAAATGCTGACTCCGCACCCGTTACCGTTAGATCACCATAGTCCTGAAATTTAACAGACCCTATAACATCTAAATTAGCCTGTGGGTCAATCTCCCCTATCCCTATATTACCGTTATGTCTTATGACAAAATCCTCATCCCCTACTTCAAATAGAGGTACGGCATTACTCGCTGATTTGCTAACTTTAAATGCGAACCCGTTCGGGTCTTCCAACAGCATATGTTCTATAGTCTGGAAAGACCCGTCAATCAAGACCCCCGCAAAGTTCTGCCTAACAAAAGACGGTGCGAAACCCACCGCTCCAAATCTCATGCTTATCGTTCTCATTGTTCCATTTACATCGAGCTTGTATTGTGGATCACTATTATCGATACCTACATTTCCGCCGGTAACTTGGTAGTAGATTTTATCGCCATTCCGAGACCAAAGACCTATTCCATCTGCACCCACAAACCCATCAGGCACAACCTCTATGACATTGCCGTCAACGTCGAAACCAGCCAATGAAGTTTCTACCCCTGTGTTGGCCCCTACCCCGTAACTCTTAAGCCTTGCGGTTCCTGCCTCTAAATGTAAGTTAGCCGTAGGCGTATTAGTTCCTAAGCCTATAAATCCATTATCTTCTATTCTTAAAGAATTTGAAGGCGCTTCACTTTCTATCAGAAAC